CGCTAATAGAAAAATAGAAGATTTAGATACTTCAATTAAATATGCCAAAGGCGGATTAAAGGTATTAGTCGTGATTGGAACAGTCACCGCTATTCTTGTGGGATTTGTCAAATTACTAGGTGTTATTAAGTGACCTTAAAGGCAATATTCCTTGTGGGATATTTTTGCTACAATTCAGTTTGTATCTCAGTTAATGAAAAACATAAGTCTTTAGAAGATTGCCAAAATCAAGGAACTAAACTACACTTTTTAATGAAAGAATATGATATTCGCAAATATAGATTTGCCTGTGTAGATGCAACAGATTACAAAACATTGTAGGTTTTCTAATGTGGTCTAATAATGAACAGACCATTATTGATAAGATAAATAAGAAATACAAAATTGATTTGAAATTATGTTCTGAAGATTTTAGTCATTATGACGCCTATAATGATAATTACATCGCTGAAATAAAAATCCGTAAATTTGAAAGTTATCATAATTTTGCTAAAGATGGGTGCTTCTTAGAGAAGTATAAATACGACAAACTTTCCGAATTAAAAGGAAAGAAAAAAATGTTATACATAAATAGTTTTCAAGATGGCGTTATTGCTATCTGGGACTTACAAAGACAAAATTTTAACTGGGAGGTTAGAACAATGAAAAAACAAACTTTTGGCTATCAAAATCAACAAATAGAAAAAGTAGTATGTAAATTATATTTAGATACTGCTGTTACTTTTAGGGGGGACAATGTCAGATAAAATAAACCCAAGTTATTACAGAAAAAAAATAGAAGTTTCTGACTTCATTGATGAATACGACCTAAATTATTTTGAGGGAAACGTCATAAAATATGTGGTAAGACATAAAGCAAAAAATGGTTTAGAGGATTTACAAAAAGCAAAATGGTATTTAGAAAGGTTAATTAAGAAATATGGACATTGATAAATTATGTGCGTCTATCTTACAACACGAGGGTAGCAACAAAGATAAAAACGGTTATCATATTCCTTACAAAGACACAGCAGGTTTATGGACTATTTGTTATGGTCATCTTGTAACTAAAGATGAATTAAAAGATTTTGACCCCAATAGAAAATACTCAGAAGATGAAGCGATAGAAATATTTAAACAAGATGTGAATATTGCGATTGACGGAGCAAGAGTATTTATTGATGAACATTCTATTAGTGAAGAAGCATTTTTAGTTATTGTAGAACTTTCTTTTTGGATTGGATTGCCACGTTTACTAGGATTTAAGAAAGCAAGAAAAGCACTAAAAGAAAATGATTACTTAACCTGTGCGGACGAACTTTTTGATTCCAAATTAGGAAAATCTGAAGTACGAGGTATAGTCAAAAGAATAACAGAATTAAGTGAAAGAATGAGGGACGCCTAATGTTAGAAAAATTATTTACAGGTGGTTTTGTTAATACAGTTGGCAAAGTCATAGATGAATTTCACGTTTCTGAAGAAGAAAAAGGTCAAATCAAAATACGCCTACAAGAATTAGAAAATGAAATTAATTCTAAACAAATGGATATTAACCTTGCTGATGCTAAGTCAACAGCGACTGATATCTCTGGTATCTTACAAAGAAGTTGGCGACCTTTAATTGGTATCTCTTGTGCGTTTGCTATCTTTTGGGAATATGTAGCCAAACAATTTACTATGTTTTTCTTGGCACTTTTTTCTATTGAAACACAACCACTACCTAGTTTAGATTTAGATGCTCTGATGCCATTGGTACTAGCATTATTAGGAATGGCAGGATTAAGAACTTACGAGAAACAGAAAGGTATAAGTAAATGAAAAATAAAATCATCAACAAACTTATTGAATGGATTGACGACTATGGTGATTACTTTAGTTGGAAAAACATTAAACAAGTTTTAATTCTTTTGGTAGTATTCTATTTAGTTCACAGTGTTGTTCACTGGCTATAATAGGAAGGGGTTAATCAATGGCGAAGAAAAAGAAAATGAAAAAATCAAAGAATGCCAGAAAAAATAAATCTTCTAGAGGTTAACTGGAAGGATTATTTTAAATCTATATCTGACGTTTGCCAGTGGTCGTTAAAAGCATATCAATCTGGCAAACTGATGATAACCGAATTTACTTCATTTACGAACATTCTCAAAAACGATGTTGCTTGGAATAAAAAATATTCTGCAATCCTTTATACAGACATACCTCACGATATAGACCGATTATTAGAATTTGTAGAAGAAGCAAATTCTCTATCTAAGAACTGCGTTTATTTCTTTTCCCACCCAGACCATACCAAAGGGAAAAACAAACAGACACCTGTTGCCTGTATTATTCAGCAAGACAAAAAGAAGTTGTATCAAATTCGTTATTATGAGAAAAAGAAACGTAGCCAAGCAAGGCGAGAACAAAGAGCAAGTAAAAGGATAAAACGTGAGTATTACAACATCAGTAAGTATCAAAGAACTGTATCGTAAAAAGATTATTGGTGCGAAAACAGGCAAATCAAGAACTGCGATGCCTAAAAGCAAAACACCAAAGATTAAAATAAAAAAGGCAAGACTACCGAAATAATCTTGCCTTCAAGGTTTCACTAAATATAGTTTTTTTTGTTTTTATACCATCTTGCCTCCGTTTATTGTTAATTAGGAAAATTATAGTAAAAATAGAATGGAAATGAAGTACAAATTAGGCGATGAATTAACGATAAGATTTTATGACCATATGTCAGAAACACCTGTCTGGCACGATAAACAATATATTGACAAAGTTCCCACCCCTATTGGTTCTGCAAAGGGGTATTATGTTTCAGAAGATGAAATATCTATAAAAATAGCCAGTATGGTGATGTTTGATAATAAAGGACGTATTACCGATATGGGTAGTTGCCATATTATTGTCAAAGGTGCTATTATTGATATAAAAAATCAATGATATTCGAAAGATATAAATGTGTTTATTGTGGCGATATAGCCAATGAACTAGACCACGTTATTCCTAAGTCTTATGCCAATACCCAATCATATTCTAAAGACAAAGTAATTCCTTGTTGTAAAGAATGTAATGTAAATTTAGGTAATGTTGCCTATCATACTATTGCAGGACGTGCTTCTTATTTAATTCCAATATACAAAAAGAAATATAAAAAAATCCTTAAATTTCCAGAATGGGACGAATATGATTTAGAAGAAATGTCTAAAAATATGAAAAAATCCATTATTTTTATGCAAAATAAAAGAGAATTAACTAAATTAAGGTTGAAAAACCTAGAAAATGTAATTGTTTTAGACCCAACTATTCTTGACGTTTGGGATTGTATTTAAAACCTAGAGTAAATATACCTAAAAAACCCCTTTTTTTTAACCATACAGAGGGTCAAAGGTTCAAATCAAAAAACTAATCATTCCGAAAAAGACCTATCTAAAAATGCGTTATAATGGAAAAAAAGGGTGTCTGCCGAAACAAACACCCAAAGTACAGGAGGAATACTCTACCAAAAAACTAGAAAGATAGAGTAATTCAGATATTAGTGGAAAATTACCGAAAAACAATGCCATAAATAATTATAATAAAAATATAAAATAGTTGTTGCAGAAATTATAAAAATAATTTAAGAATATTAATTATGAACAAACAGGAGGTTCAAATGATTAAATACAAAAAAAAAGAAGCAGGTAATTACTATGCTTTTGTCAATGGCAAGAAAACATTTGAAGTTTGGTTTGATTACCAAGAAAGACATTGGGTAATTGGAACTTTAAATCTAGGTGAAGAATCTATAGCTATTGTTCCAAATTTTAGAACTGCAAAAGAGTATATTCAAATGGAGGTACAAAATGTTTAACTTAGCTATGACTACATTCGTTCATATAGGAATGATTGGGTTTGTTTTATATTTTATTAAGGAGTTGTTTGATGAATAAATATTACGTAAAAAAAATTGAAAATAATCATTATGCGTTTGTAATTAATCCAGACGCTAATGGTGACTTTCAAGATTACTATGAAATTAAATTAGAAAGCACTTGGGTCAATTATCCATATATTAAATCTAAAGTGCATAGAATTTTCAAATTGGTTAACGATGAACTGAAACAGGTTAAAATTATAAATAACTTGGATAAGGTTTTACCAGTTCAAAAAATTGTTGACGAGTTATATTTGATTAACAGAAAGGAGGTAAATAATGTCTAACATCAAATCAAAAATACTTCAGTTTGGTGGTAAGCAGAAACAAGAAGAACTGCTGACCACTATTCAAGTTCGTAAAGGCGATGTTGCAAAGACGTATGAATTTTTAAAAGACATAGGAATATCTATGACAATGAAAGATTTTTATACGTTTGCAATTAACCACATTAAAGGAGGGAAATAATGAAAGACGAAAAAGAAGTATGTTCTGTTTGTTCTGGAAACGATTATGTTTATGTTGAAGGAATAGTAGAACAATGTCCCCTTTGCACTGCATTGGGTAAATTATACGAAGCGGAGGGAATAAAAAATGAAACAAGAACTGAAACCATTTCAACACATCATTAATTTGTTGATTAAAAGAGATGGGTGGTTGCAAGTTCCACTTGTTCAAAAGGAGGTAATAAAAACTAATGGCAAGAATAATTATACTACTTATTCTTTTCCTAAATTCCTGCACATACACACCCATAGTGGACAGCAGGGGAAATAAGGGTAAAGAAGTGTCTTATCGTTATTCAGACGATTTGGAAACTTGCAGAAGCATAGCTGATGAAAATACTTCAGAGGTTATGGAAGCAGGAAAGGTATTCTATAATTGGTATGTGCGACCCTCTTTGTTATGGTTGCCAGACAAAGTAGAATATGATTATAAACGATTGGTAAATACTTGTATGACGAATAGAGGTCATAGTATATTATCAGACAATTAAGACAGGAGGTCTAAATGTCAAAACTACTAGAGGCGTTAGAAAACGCCAAACAAAACTTTAATACTTTAGAGAAAAGTGGAAAGAATAATTTTTTCAAAACACAAAATGGTGTTCATACTTATTCTACACTAGAAGATATTTTTAAATCTTGTAAAGACGCACTTTACGAGAATAAATTATCTTTGCACTACACTCTTAGTTTTGAAGATAACATTCAGTATCTAATCACAACACTAACTCATATAGATACGAATGAATCAATACACTCTAAATCAGCAATCGGAACAGTACAAAGTACACCCCAACAAATTGGAAGTGGTATCACTTATTTTAGAAGATATCACATTCAAGCGATGCTGAACTTGGAAGCAGATTTTGATGATGATGGAAACATCGCATCAAATGTTAAACAAGCAAAACAAGAACAACCAACAACACAAACCAAAGGAGGTTTATAAATGGCAACTTGGTTAAACTTATTTAAGAACGATAAGAAAACTGAAACGGACAATCAACCACTCTACAGAAATGTAAAAGTTGTATTTGAAAACGATGTGACTTTAACAGCAGGTGTTCCGTATGAAGTAGCACTATGGAAGAAAGACCAAACCAATAGTGGCAAACCTACAGATATGGTTTCAATTAAAATTGAACCTAATACATTCTTAATTAATGAAGGCGAAATCAAAACTGAGAAAAGTGAAGATATCCCATTCTAAAATAATTAAGGATAAGAAATATATGCAGTGGGTGTGTGATACGCACCCCTGCTACATCTGTAACTTAGAAGGCAGATTAAATTATCACCAGATACAATTTCATCACTTGCAAGGTAAGTACCGAGTAGGTGCGATGATTAGAGATGACAGTGTAGGCGTTCCATTATGTTTTACTTGTCATTCTATATTCCATAAAAGAGGTGAAAGATTATACTGGGAAGAAATAGGCATTGACCCAAAAGTCTATGCTGACGAACTATATCAAGAATGGAAGGAAATAAATGCTAATAAAACTAAATAAAGAAGAACTTGCTGTTGTAAGACAACAGGCAAGATTAAGAGGACAATTAACATCACTTACGAGAAAAGCAGACGAAAAGAAATCAAATTATGATGACTTTAAGATTGATGTAATGGGTGTTAAAGCAGAAGTTACTTTTGCTAAATTATTTAACAAATCAATTATTCTTGACAGAGGAATTGATGACGGAACTGATTTTTATTTACACGATATTTCAGTAGATGTTAAAGGAACTTATGATGACAAACTATGGTTTAAAAGAGAAAATGCTTTTAAATCTGATGTAGCTGTTGTGATGCAATTTAATGACTTTGATGAAAGTGTTGTTAATTGTTTAGGTTTTACTAATAAAGAAAATTTTTTAAAACATCATAAAGTTAATCAAACTAATAAAACTTTATTTTTAGAAGCAGAACATCTATGGCGTATTGATAGACTATGGTATAGATTTCAATCAAATAAACTAGGAGGTACAATCAGTGAATATTAAAAACTTTGAGAAGTGGGATTTGCTCCCAATGTCACCCAGTAAATTACGAGGATTTACTACATACACAGGTCAATTTATTGTAGAGAAAATTTACAAAAGATTAGGCACTTCATCACCACCTGCTTTAGCAGGTAATACAGTTGAACCAATGCTACAAGATTATCTTGAGGGTAAAGAAGTCAATGTAGATGAATATTTAACTAAATTTAAAACAGAAACTTTAGATTTTCCTATTAGAGATGATGTAGAGAAGTATTTAGATTTAATTCCTAAGATGTTTGAACAGTCAAAAGCATTTAAAGAAATTGTAGCTGACAAAGAACAACATTCTTATCAAGAGGAATTATTTACGGAAGTAATCGGTGTACCTTTTAGGGGTTTCTCAGACTTTGTTTATAAAAAAGATAACAAACTTTATATGTATGACCTAAAGACCAAAGGCAGAATGTCAATTAATCACTATGAT